GAATCGCAGTCTCGCATTAACCAGCGCTGATCTTTTTTTCCCAGAATGACTATCTCGAATGTTTTTGCGTTTAGGATTACGCATCAATCCACCAACATCGCGGACAAAAACCGGAAACCGGCAACAATTCCTGATGGATAACCGAATCATATCGACTAAAGTTTGTTGAGAATAAGGCAGATAAAGAGGAGGCGAAGGGTTGTCGCACCCCATCTCATCATGCCACCTTGAAGATATTACTGGTGCCCGAGGAGGGACTCGAACCCCCACGTCTTGCGACGGGGGATTTTGAATCCGCCCGCAAATGCATGTTATCAACCCCTTAGCGTTTATTGTTCCCAAAAACAAATCGGAAACAAACCCAGAAAGTGGGAACGGGCCATTTAGGCCCGCACGGCTTAAATGTACCGCAGCACCACACACACTTATATACACTTGCGGCTTGTTAATTGAAGAAAGTGTGTATATAAGTAACCACGAAGGGGGAGGGAGATGGAGCTTGAAACCAACTCGCGCAAGATACTGAAGGTATTAAAGGACTCAGGCTTTGAGGAAATCCAGAAGCGCGGATCACACTTGAAGCTTCGCAGGGGTGAAAGGACGGTGATCCTGCCTCGTCCGAAGAAAGACCTGCCACTTGGGACCGTCAGAAGCATTTATCAACAAGCAGGGCTTCTTTAGCTCGGCCACCATCGCTCTCTCAAACAGCCACGCAAAGCATAGGATGTGCAAATGCGATATTATACTGCAATCATTCATAAAGATGAGAATAGCGCCTATGGCATCAGCTTTCCCGACCTGCTCGGCTGCTTTGCGGCTGCTGATACTTGGGATGGCATTCCCGCAGCGGCTACCGAGGCTATTGATCTTTGGTTTGAGGATCAGCCAGATGTAGAACCGGCGTCACTCGGCGATATCCGCCAACGGCAGGATGTTGCAGCAGAGCTGGCCATGGGCGCGGTGATGATGCCCTTGCCCTACATCCCAGCAGATACTGCTCTAGAGCGGGTCAATATCTCTATGGACCGAGGGCTGCTGCGCGCGATCGACGCCACAGCAAAGGCAAGGAAGATGACACGATCGTCTTTTTTGGCATCTGCGGCAAGGCGGGAACTTGTTGGGAGACCTTGATCGCAACTGTAGGTTGAAAATCGGAAATTAGAACTATCAAGCCGCAGGCACTGGCTCGCCCTCGACCTGACACTGGTAGCCCGCCGCATCAACAGAATGCGTAACCCGGCGCACCAGCCAATCCCCATCAACGCCCGCGCGCAGCCCAACGATCCGCAACCGGCCCTCCGCGATCAAATCCGGATCACCGACCAGCCCGAGCGACAATTGACGCCCAGCGCGCTCGGAACGCGCCTTTTCAGAATTCGCGGCGCTTTGAGCCTCCGCCAAGGACGAAAACCGATTTCGAAGCCGTTTGATGGGCTCGCCCTCGCCCGCAATAGCTTCCCGATCGGCCCCGCTGCCAAGATCACGGTAGGTGGCGACCACCTGACCAGAGGACGCGCGCATCTCCTCACGCATAGACCAGCTTTTGACCGCTTTACGAGGCACAAGCACCACAGGCAGAGGCTCCCCGCTGGCAGACAGGCTCTCGCCGCGCTTTACCATGGCCAGCGCGCCGCCTGCAGGCTTTGCGATAGCGTCATTGGACTGCGCAACCCGAGTGAGCAGGCTGATGTCGCTCTCGTCGACCTGATCGAGGTGAGGCAACACCACCGACGCCAGCGATTTAGACACTACCGGTTTGAGCCCATGCTCCTGCGCGATCTTTGCCACCAGCGCAGACATGGTGGTGTCATCCGGCCAAGAGCGAAGGCGCTGCGTCGTCAAGGCCAGTTTGCCGCTGGAACTTTCGCCGTGGATGCTGGCCGTCGCGCGGATCCGCATCGTATCCGGTGGACCGGACACCTCGACCTCGTCGGCGATATACAAGCCCATGAATTTAGCCTGCAGCATGTACCCGAGCCAAACCTCAATCTCCGCGCCCTTGGGCGGGATTTCAAGCCGACCGAAAAGCCCGGTGTCAGACAGCGTCACCTCCACCGAATCCGACTGGACGCCCGCCTCGTCCGTGACCACCAGCGACACGAGCCTATCCGCAAAGATCGAGGTGACGTCGGAGCCGTTCACCAACACCCTAAACGCTGGCCTGAATTTCATCAGGTCCACAGGCGCACCGCCCCTACCGGACCCGGATCCTCAACCACCGGCAGCTTGACCAGCACCCCCGCAGGCAGCACCGGCCCGTGGTCAGCGAGGCCGCGATTGGAATCCAGCACCAGCTCGACAAGACGCGGAGCCGTGCGGCCGTAATGGCTCCACACGATGCGATCAACTGTGTCGCCGTTTTCAGAACGGAAGTAGGCTGCGTAATCCGCCATCGAAGCGCCTCATTTTGATTTCAAACTCTTGCCGCATCGGCACACCGTCCCGCGCAAACACCCGCTGGCCCTCTGTGACGCCTTCGACAACCCAAAGCCCCAGGACGCGACCATGGCCACTGACCAAAGGCAAAGGGAAGCCAAGCGATGCCTGCAGGCGCATCCGGTCCAGCTGGCCAAGCCCGCCCTTGTAGAAAGGATAGATCACGCCGCGAACGTCGATCGAATCGGACCCAAACCCGGTGAACTGCAGCGCATCATGGGCACCGACACGTTCCTGCGCCGCCCAACGGTACTCGGTGGACCGCTGGAACTCCTGATAGGCAGCCGAATTAATCGAGAACTGGTAGAAGCCCAGCTGCATCATCACATTGGACATCACGAGCCCCCATATTGACCAAAGCCCAAAGGCTGGTCAAAAAGCGCACCGTTTGAGGCTGCACGCCCGCGCCGCTGGATTTCAGAGGCGAGCTGCGCCGCAGACAGGCCCTGCGCGTTGATTGTGATGTTTTGCACCACCGACGCCGCCGCGCGCGAGGCACCGGCACCAGCCGAGGCCATACCGCTGCGCGCGCCCTGCGCCATTTCAGAAAGGCGCTGCAGCGCACCGTTATGGGCGATAAAGCCGCCGCGATCCTTGTACTCGAGCTCTGGGCCCTGCTCACCCACCAAACGCCAACCCGGCCCATAGCCGCCGCCCAGCGCGCGCCTTTGCACACCACCGCGCCCAGGTGGAACCTCCCTACCACCAGCACCACCCGTGCCGGAACTGACCGCAGGCCCATCGCCAAGCCCAACCCATGAACCCACCTTTTTGATGCCGTCGCCGACCCGCGACATGCCGTCAATCACCGGCTGAAGTTTTCCGAGCAACCAGTCAAACTTTTCGCCCATCCAGTCCAGCACAGCGCCAAGCGCGCGCTGCAGGCCCTGCCACGCGGTGCCAATGCCCTCGACACCATAGCGAAGCCCCTCGACAAGAGGCAGCCCTGCGTTTTTCCAAAACCAAGTGAACTTTTCCCCCATCCAATCAAGGATCGGACGGATCACCGGCTCAACCTTTTCCCAATTAGCCATTACCAGCAGCGCCCCCCCGGCGATCACCGCAACCGCCGCGCCGATAGGGTTTGCAGCCATGGCCAGACCAATCGCACGGATACCACCAGCGAGAAGCGGCATAACACCGCTTAAACTAAGCAAAGCCCAGCCCAGCTTACCGACAGACAAAGCAAACGCACCAACGGACATGATCGCTTTGCTCGCAAACAGCGCGCCGATCACCATCCCGAAGTTTTCCCAGCCGCCTACCATTTCGGCCACTTTGCCAATGATCGCCCCAACCTTGCCCGAAACCTTACCAAGACCCGTCACGACGCTGCCCACCACAGGAATCGCGCGCTCAAGGCCATCGGCCAAATCATCAGCAAACGCGACAACCCGCTCGCGGTTTTCCAGAAGCAGATCGGACATCCGCCCCATCACCCGCGTCACCACCGGCATGAGAGCCGCGCCAATTGTGTTTTTCAGGCCAGCAACCGCAAGCTGGGTATCGAGCAGCTGATCCTTGAACACCTCCGCGTCCCGCGCCGCCTGATCCGACAGGACATAGCCCGTGCGCCGCGCACTTTCACGCAGCGCGTCCAGGCCATCGGAGCCGTCCTTAAGCATGTTCACCATGCCGACCCCGGCCCGCGAAAACAGCGCCGAGGCAAGAGCCGCGCGCTCCGCAGGATTTTTAATGTCCTTCATTTTGTCGGCGATGGCCGCAAGCGCCTGATCCGGCTCCAACTCGATCAACGCCTTGGCAGAGAGCCCGAGCTGTTCCAACGCCTTCTTTGCAGCCCCAGACCCCTGCGCCGCCTCACCCAACCGTTTAGACATGGCAAGCATGGACGAATCGAAACTCTCCACCGACACGCCTGACCGTTCCGCCGCATAGCGGAGCTCCTGCAAGGCCGCGATCGAGAAGCCCAGCTTGTCAGCTGTTTTTGCGACGTTATCCCCAAGAGAAGCCGTACTATTGGCAATACCGAAAATAGCAGCACCAACCGCCGCCCCGGTGTAGGCCGCGCGCCGTGCCAGCGAGCCCAGCTCGCGCCAGCATATTGCCAAACTCTTTTCCAACCCGCGCAGACGCTTTTAAGGCGTTTTCCCAGCGCTTCTGCTTGCGCTCAAGGTCGATCAGCGTGCGCTTCAGCTTTTCATACTCGCGATCAAGCGCCTCAACCGACTTGCCCTGCTTTACCAGAACCTGCCGCTGCTTCGACAGCTCGCGCTGGCGCTCCGTGACCGAGCGAATAGCGCCCCCGACGCTTTCAAGCCCGGAGCGCAAAACACTGATGTTCTTTTTTACAGAGCCCTGCAGAACCGCACCGATGGTGACCGTCGCCGCAAGTTTTTGATTACGTGCCATCCGGCAACCCCTCGACCCACCACAGGAACCGGCTCACCGGCAAAGCCGAGATTTCAGCCAACGACCAACCAGTATGGCGAGCAAGGCCCAACACCCCCGCCCGCGACTGCTCCGGTGTCAGCCGTAGAAAAAACCCAGCGCCACCTGAACGCGCGAATAGTCCCGCATTTTCAGGCCATGAATGTCAGCGGGCATCAGGCCCGCCAAATTGGAAATCAGCGAAACCTCGCGCTGCACATCCGTGCCCACATCGGCAGCGAGCTGATCAGAGACACAAGGCTCGCGCATCGTGATGGATTGCAGCTTTGCGCCGTTGATCGTGAGGCCTCGCTGCAGCGCGATGGTCAAAGACCCATCCGCGCCCTCGGTCAGAAAATCGGGCAGCTCTGGCGCCTGTTTTGTTTTGGCAGTCATGACAGCGCCCCCCTACAAGCCGAGCGCCGCGCGCTGCGCAGCCAGGCGGTCAACACCGTTCACAACCCGCTTCATGTTGATCACGTCGATTTCATAGAGAACCCGATCACCATGGGTCTCCTTGAAATATTCAACCGACACGTTGAAGGTCAAAGGCGACTGCTGCCCCGGCGTCCAGGTGCCGCGCGCGATACCCAGGATGCGGCAACGCATGTTGTGAACAACCGGCGTGACCGTGCCGTCGTAGCTTTCCAGCGCCGCCCGGATGGTCAGCGCGACCTTTTCACCCTCGGACACGCTCCAAAGCGCAAGAGCGTCGGCGTCATAGCCCGCAAGGACAAATGACGCCGACAGCGCCTCCATACCCTGATCAATGGGCAATGGAGCATCCATGCCACCGGCCCGAAGGTCCTCGGTGGCCACCGTCATATCCGGCGCGGTGTATTCGGTGACCTGCCCAGCATAGCCTCGGCCATCAAGGAACAGGTTAAGGTTTTTCAAAATGTTGCGAGCGATCAGCATCAGTTAAGCGCCTTCAAAATATAGTCATTCACCAGATGCGACCGAAACGTGATGTGTTCAGCCGGATAGGGCGGAGTGAAGTCAAAGTTGAAATAGACCTTTCCCTGCACGATGTTGGCCGGAGTATTCAGGTCGACATCAGGCCAGCACTCGCCGCCAAGAATGGCCCCAAGATTGACGAGTGTGCGCAGGTAGGCATTCACGCCCTCGGTCACATCCTCGATATAAGTTTTCGTGATGTTGCGATCGACCGCCCAAAGGTGAGCGCGCTGCAGGCTTTCATTGATGATATCAGCCGTGCGCCGAACCGACAAAAAGGCCCACTTCGGATCCATGGACAGCGTACGATTGCCCCAGAGCCGGTAGCCGTTCTGCCGGATGATCGTCGCCACATTGGCCTCGTTCAACAGGTTTGCACGCGAGGAGGTGTCGCCCAGCTTGAAATCAATAGGCCGCGCAAGACCAATGATGCCCGCGATGGTCTGGTTTGAAGGCGAATGCCAGAAGCCGCGATCGTTGTCAGTTTTCGCCAACACTCCGGCAACCCGAGCCGAACCCGGCTGGACAACAATGGCACCGGCGCTGTTCATCACCTGAACCCAAGGATCCACAACATAGACCCGTGGCGAGCCGAAATCACCGGCGTAGGTGATAGCATCCGCGTCAACCGTGTTCGGCCCATCGGCGATGATCACCGCACGCATCCGGTCAGCCAAGCCGACCAATTCGGAAACGACGGGATTTGCCAGACCGGTGGGACGCTGGTGAGTGAACCCCGGCGCGCAAAGGATGCGAGGCGCAAAGCCCACAACGCTCTCCGCACCGGCAAGCGCATGCACACCCTCATAGTTGCCGGTGGTAGCATTCACGCCGCCGATGACATTAGCCATGGTTTCAGCATCGCCCACACCGATCTCGACACGCACCACGATCACGACCGCGCCGATTTGATCGAAAATGCCGTCCAGCGCGGCAGGCAAAGTGCCCAAACCCATGCCAACCGTGTCCAGCTTTGCAGCCTCGCCGCGCGAGCCCGCAATCAGAACCGGCGTGTTCAAAGGGAAAACAAGCGGATCGGCATCAGGCGCAGTGCCGACAATACCGATTACACCGCTGCGCACCGTCCGAATCGGACGAGGCCCCGTGTCGATTTCAAGAACCTCAACACCATGAAGAAAAGTCTCGGCCATATTACCCCCGCCAATAGCGCATCAAAGAATTGCGCCAAATATGGCGAGGGATGGGCTGGCTTTCCTCTGGCGGTTTCCCCTTGAAGCAAGAGAACACCCACAAGCCCAGCGCCGCGATCAAAGGGAGGCGTCAAAACCCCGAACCGCAAACCGCCGCAAGATCATCAAGGTAAAGGCGACCGAGGTACGAAGCCGAGGCGCATGCACCGAAAGTGCCGCCTCAAACCACTGGCTGTCAGCAAAAGCTTCCCGAAACCCATCCTCGAGCAACACGTCATGAATGACGGCCGATTTCAGAAAGTAAGGATCGTCGGGCGAAAACACCCAGCGCAGCAAGCGCGGCACGGAGCTCTCGAACTCGCGGCCCTCGGACACCACCAGCACCCAGCCGCTGTCCTTTTTGCCTATAGCCCAAGAAAAGGCGCGCGTGGTCACATAACCGCGCGCGCCCCCCTTTTTTACCCAGCTGGTGTCAACACCGATCGGCATCGCAGATCAGGCATCCTCGCGCTTTGCCAAGCCCAGGTCGGCCAGCATCACCTCGGCGCTGGCCTTTGCAGAAGCGATGGCAGCCGCCACAGCTTCCGGCGTTTCAGCCGCATCAATGGCCAGCACCGTGGCCCGACGCAAACCCGTCGCCCGCGCGATGATTGCGGTGTAGAGATCGGCCTTCGCCACGATAGCCAGAGACAGGTCCTGCGGATCCTCGCCGGTGATTGCAGCCTCGTCCGTGACCTGCGGAGCCGCATCGCCTGCGAGAAACGACCGCGCCGCGTCGGCCTTTTGCGACCAAGACGCGACCTCGACCGCAGGAACGCCCGCCGTGAATTGCGAGAGCAGGTTTTCAATCCAGCCCAGCATGGCCGCGTGCGCCTCACGCTTTACATCCGACAGCGCCGGTGGTGGAGCCACGTCGAGCGCATCATCGGGCAGCGCATCGCCCAGCGCCTCAATGGTGTGCTTTGACCCATCGGGCAGCCAATACTCGGTGCCGCGCAGATCCGTTACGACTACCCAAGCGCCACCGTCCCAGCGCGCCAACTGGCCCGCGTTCAAAGCTGGTGGCAAAGGCGCATCGACAGCACCAGCGGGAAACAGATAAACACCTGGCTCCATAGGGCTCTCGTCCGCTTCAAAAGCACCCGAGTAGTAGCCGTCGCCGTCGAGTTGAATAAAGGTTTTCATATTTTTACCTCAATACTGAATGCAGAACAACTGCGTGATGTTGCGTGGCCGGGTTTCAGTCCCGCCTTGGACGCCGGTCATATATGTGCCACCGGTATGATTGAACGAACCGGACCCCTCCCCAGTGTGGCCGAAGGAATTGGCACCGCGTAGATAGCTGTGCGCGTGTGGCTGAATATCCTGTTGCTGCCACCCACCGAATACCCGCCTAGGGTCTGCGCCACGTCCTTCATCCCAACCTCGCAAGAATTCACCGCGCAGATCCGGCAAAGCAAACGAAGAATAGCCATCGCCTGCCCCCCACGTGGTGCCAATTTCCGCAAACAGGTCCGCGTAGGAAACGCGATTAAGCAGCGCCCCGTTTAATTTGAGCAGGCTGGTCGGAACCGTGCCGCGTGAGAGAGATATAGTCGAACCGACACGCGGCCCCACCGGCGCGAATCCACCCCAAGTGCCCCCAGAGCGCCGCCGCATATAGCGCGACAAGAAAATACCAGCCGCGGAATAGCGATCGGCAACCTGAACGGCGATACCGTCAGAAAACTCGGAGTGCCGGATTAAGCCTCCAATGGCCAAAGGTGGCGAAAGCACACCCGGAGCGCCCACAACATGGCATGTGACATCAAGAGCCCTAAGTGCAGAATCACTAGCGACAGCCGTTACCGCAAAATGCGGAAAGCGTGCATCAGGCACAATCCCCGTTTCTAAATTGCTGGCGTCAAAACCCGCGCCCAGCCCATCAACCTGCGCCTTAAGCCAAGTAGTCCGATCAGCCAGCTGCTGCGCCGCGATGTTCGCAACCCCAGCCTTAATGGCTAGATTAGGTGGACCGCCAAGCACAGGATCCGTGGTTTCAATTTGATAAATCCCAGCAACCCATTCGCCAGTTTCGATTAAGTCAGCCATTACGCCTCTCCATAAGAATAAAGCCCAATAAAGTCTATTTGAGCATCATAAGTGAACTGAACCTTTGCAAAATCCAAAGCCAGCAAATGACACCGGGCAGGAGCAACCGACGCCAAAATGTCGCGCACCTGCTGCGCCTGTGCGAGAGTCACCGCACGCGGCAAAACAACCCGGTACTCCGCCCAATGATCCGGCTTTAAATAGAAGGTCGAACCATCGAATGGCACAGTGCCGTCGAAATTATAAACACCATACCGCTCGATGATTTGAGCACCGACATAGTCGGCAGCCGCAAGAGCGCGCCGAATTGACCAGAGCGTACCCTTGTGACGATGCACTTCGACCGACGCCGCCAAAACACCGCGTTTTTGATCATCCGACCAGCCCGCGTCCCATTCATCGACCGAAAGCGCCCAAGCGAGCCAAGGCAAGAATTGATCTGGGCAGGTTTCAGGATTCCACAGCTCGCGGACCAGCATCGGCAAACCCGCGTATTTTTGCGCAGGCCCTTCAAGCGCGCGCTCGACCTCCGTCCCATTGTGAGGCAGCAAGGAAACATCATTCGGAAAACGATCCAAGGCCACCGCATAATTGCGATCAACAATGGATGCCCCGTTGATGTTGAGAGAGGAAGTGAACACGCCAGACACCCCTTGGATTCAAGTTTGAAGCGCGACAGTTGATTTGATGGCCGCGAGTTCCTCGGCCATGGCTTCGGCGGGTGTGTTCCATCCCAGGGTCTTGCGGGGACGGTCGTTCATTAAGCGGGCA